ATTTCATTTGTATAGCCCTCGTCATTTAAATAATGTGCTAACATTCTAAGCTCAAGCCCAGAAGCGTCAATCCCAACCAGACGATAGTTCTCTGGCACTGTCCAACAAGATCGGCAATCTTCGCCATACGGTGACGAACTACTAGGAATTTGAGCCATGTTAGGATGTGAATGAGTCATGCGCGATGTCACTGCACCATTAGGATTGACGTAACCATGTACTCTTCCAGTAGTTTCATCAAGCTCCTTGATCCAACTCTTAGTTTGAGCCAAGCGTTTCTGTACCATCAGGTACTTAGCAATCAACAAAGCCTGTGGAATACCTCTAACTTTATTTAGTGTTGCTTCGTCCACAATGGGCTGACCTGTAGGTGTATGCTTCTGCGGCTTCCAACCAAAACGAATTAGGTACTCACCAATCTGCTTGCGCGAACCTAAGTTAAAAGGCGTTTCAGTTTTACGAGCAATAGGCTTACAGTCTATGTCCAACGATAGTCTCTCATGCTCCTCGTCAGATAGCCGCACACCACTACCGTGTTGATCAGTGGCTGTCTTGGCTACTGCGCCTGTTGCTATGAACTTAGGTGTCAGTATCTGAGTAGTGACTACAGGCCGAAACTCTTCCTGTACCTCTGACTCTAGATCATGTAGCTTAGTTTCAAACATAGCCATTAAAAGCATTGTCTTTTGAAGGTCTAAAACAAAACCATTGTACCGTTGCTGATCAATGATCTTAGCTACTGCGTGTTCTATTTGCACTGACTCTGGTGTAAAGCCGCGACTCTCAACCTTGAGTGCTTCATATACTTTAGTATTAAGCAACACATCGTTCTTACAATACTCTAGCATCTCAGGTGTGTACTCGTCCCAAGCATCGTCTTGCTTTCCAAAGTCTCCTTTCTTAAAGCCTAGACGATAGCCCCACCCTTCAAGTCCGTGGTTGCCTTCGCGTGTTGGCTTGAAGAGGCGTGACAGTACGAGTGTATCAACGATCTTCTTGTCAAACAGATCAACCCCTGCAACCTTTTTAATAGCAGGGATGTCATAGCCTATCAAGTTGTGGCCTATTAGTTTAGTTGCAGAGGACAGCATAGCATAGCCCTCGTCTAGTTGTGTGTTGTCAAACGTGAACACATCCTTTGTGTCTACGTCCTGAGCCACGATGCAATGAATCTTCGTGGGGTCTAAGCCGTCTGCTTCTATATCAAATACTAAGTTACTCATTTTCTTTTGCCTTTATGGTTTAAAGTTATTTGATTTACTAATGTTCTCACACCACGTAAGTATCTGTAAATTTGTTTCAACATGTAGCCCACTAACCATCTTACCTTGAAGGGGCAGAATATGATCGACATGCATGGCTATCCCTGTTGCTTTTTCTAAGCGCCTAGCTTCAGCGTATATATCTTTAATAGCTTTCATGTTAGCCCAAGATACTGTACGCAGTAGTTTGGCGGCTCTGCGCTTAGCTTTACCGGCGTTGCATTTATCTCTGTTAGCTTTTCTCCATTCTCTAGCAGTGGCGAGAAGTTGTTCTCTATTGGCCTGATACCAAGCTTTAGTGGTGGCCGCTTTCTTTTCTTTATTAGCGGAGCGCCACAATTTTCCCGTGAAGGCCCTTCTTTCTTTAGTAGCGTCACTGCGAATCTTATCGGAAGATGCCATACAAGTCTTACACTTACCACGGTAACCATTCTCAGCGCCCTTTCCGATCCGGCGCTCCTTCTTTGTGTAGAAAAAATTAAAATCCTTAACCTCTCCGCACTTGTTACACTTCTTACTCATATGATCTCCTCTCCAAACTGGGTCGAATCATAATCGTCTAGCTCTCTGAGCCGTCCTGTCTTGTTATCATATAATAACTGAGAGGCGACACCCACATCTCCAGTGTATCTAGACTTTAACACTCTGACCTTAGTGGTCGATGCTTCTATCTGATCATCTGATTGTTGGTTACGCTCCAGTGCAATCACACAGTCACTCAACTGAGCAATACTTTGTGACCCTCTGAGATGATTTAGTCCTGTCTCTATTCCGTTCTCATGCCCACGGTTGCCCTCTACTCTGCGGAGGTGTGACACTAGGATCATACCGCACCCTGTCTCCTCTACCATAGTACGCAATCGGTGCATGATCTGATCAATAGCTTTACGCTCGTCGTTCTCAAGCGTAGACAGAACAAGCATGTGAAGGTGGTCAACTATAACCCACTTACAATCTAAACCAATGATCATGTAGCGTAGCTTACTAAAGATCTCTTCAAGGTTATTGACACCGTGATGGGCGTGTACCCATACCCGACCTTTGTTCTCGCCCATAAAGACTTTGTTGAAGTAGCCATCCAGTTCTTCTTCACTGAACTCAGCCTTAACACTATCAAGATGTAGCTTGGCGTTTGCTTCCACTGCCATGATACCTTCAGCAGTACGTGACCAACTCTCTTCAAGTGCTAACACACCTACGTTATCTTCTGTTTTATTTATCAACCAGTGTTCAATCTCTCTGGTCACAGAAGACTTACCTAGTCCTGTGCCGCCTGTAAGGGTCACAAGCTCACCTGCTCTCATGCCTTCTAGCTTCTTGTTGAGGCCATACCAAGGATAAGGTATAGCTGTTTTCTTTTCTGACCGTAGCTTCTGATATGCTTCAAGCTGTTCGGACATGTTCAGTACACCAGAAGGTGTATAAAGTTTAGCGTCCCAAAAAGAACTGACGTACTCTGCGTGTCTACCCTTGCGTAACATATCGTTAGCATCTTTGTAGTCTACTGGCAGTGTCATTATCTTAGCTTTCTTGGGGGTGAGTAGCTTAGCCACAGCTATCGCGGCTTCCTTGCCCACCTTGTCGTTGTCAAAATTAATACAGATAGTCTCGAATGACTCAAGGTACTCAAGACTATTCTTAACATCGCCCACTCCACCTGACGCACCTGATCTAATAGAAACGACAGGCCACTTACTCCCCATAAGTTCATAAGCGGCCATCGCATCACACTCACCTTCTACTAAAGTTATAAACTTACCACCTGCTTTAAACAGGTTCTCGCCAAACAATCCTACGTGCCTTGGGCTTGCTGTCCATTCAAAGTTCTTGTCCTGCTTACGAACTTTTGTTGCCGCGAACTCATGCCCATTGTAATAGGGGTAGTAGTGCTTGTCTATCTTCGTTCCGTTGGTTGTTGATTTAACACCGTACTTCTTCGCTGTTTCTAAACTTATCTTGCGGTCAGTCAATGCATTGTATGTAGCTGTTGAGTTGTGGTTCATTGTACTGTCCTTGGGACACACATCAAATTCCGTTAAGGTGTCGAGTTGTTGCACTTCCGTTGTGCCGTAGTCTGGTAAATATGTACTGCAACTGAAGCACCACCCAGATCCATTAGCGTTAACTGAAACTGGGTCGCTCCCTCCACAAGCAGGACACGGTTGCTTATGTTTAACAAAAGGCAAGAGCCTTACTCCTCAGTTATTTCTACTTCCTCTGTAGCTATCGCCTCGTCCGTGAGGTGGTTAGTTTTAAGATCGTTGATCAGCGATACACTTGCTGATTTCATAAGCCCGACCATTATCTGTGCTTCACGCATTTTAGTATCTGCCTCTACTAAGTGTGCTACGATTAAGTTACCATCATCTGATAGCAACTCTGTATCATAACTAACTTCATCTAATGTGACAATTCCCATTACAGTTCGTCCTCCATTGCTGTCTCTACATAAGCGCCATCAAACTCAGCACCGTCTGGTGTTCCTACCTCTACTAAATCAAGAACCTGCATTGCTTGAAAGTCTAAGCCTTTGAACGAGCCATACTTATTAGTAACTTCCCACTCGTTGTACTGCACCTTCACTGCTGAGCCGTTGCCGACCTGTGCATCTAAGGGTTGCTTGAACTTATCTACTAGCTTTGGTGCTTGTCGTATCGCCCCGTCCTTACCATCAACCTTACGCTTAATTAAAATAGACGGGCCTTCATCCATCTGCTTGATGGTGTAGCCGCGTGATTTAAAATCTTCTGCGGTAGCCTCGTCAATAACTAGGTTGACTTCATACGTAGGTTCAAACCTTGTGTTGGGTGTAAGCACTGATGCCCACATTGCTGTACCTTCTAAGATAGCCATATTACTTTTCCTTTATGTCGTGATTAAAATTGAATGTGGAGTATACCACAGTGGTGTAACCTTGTCAAGCTTTACTTTTCATTAACGTATCATACTCAGTACTGTCAATAATAAACTGTATGACAGACTGCTCTTTAACATTGTACATAACACAAGCCCTGCTCAACGGTGTCTTACCATCCACCACATCTGTCGCGGCTCTAGCTGTTGCAACTGCGGCAGGGCTTGGACTACCTGATATGCTCTCTGCGAACATTAGTTCCTCTCCTCGTCTATCATTAGCTCTGAAATGTACAGCAGTTTAATAGCCACTGCCATTGTTATAGTACCTACAAATAATAAAACAATATTATATATCATACAAAACCTCACTTTAATAATAGAAAAACGACTGCAAAAAAGTATGCAATTGAACATAAGAATAGGAACCTAATCACTCTTACAATTGCTACAGGCTTAGGCTCTTGCTCCAGTACATTATTCTTTATCCATCTTAGTAACCCAAGGCCAGTGTCGCTCAGACAGTTTACTGCTTTCATCATCATCTTCTTTTAACTCCTCTCTATTGTATTTAAAGATAGCATCAAAGTTTGAACTGTACTTCTCTG